CGTAAAAAAGAGCGGCGCCCTCGCGGAAAATAAAAAAGGCTCAGACGCCGCCAACTACTGCCTACTACCACGCTTGCTGTTTTTTTTGTTGTGACACCAGGGCGCTACTCCTGCTTATTTCCTGCCGCTCTGTTTTTGTCTTGGCCGCCAGTAGCTGCGGCTCAGCCGATTTACAGGTCTTTGCGTCGGCCGGCGCTGCAGTTCGCTTGAACACATCACAACGGAGAGAGCACTGCGTAACCTGGCACCGATCTGGCCGCCGGTCGGTTTGTACTGGATTCTTCCCCAGCCACTGGCCCGGACAACGAAGCTTCTATGTGCGTTCCAACCAGTGCTCTTTCCTGTTGTGCGCCGGGCTTCCACCGACTCCCATCTGTTTTTTAAGCCACGCAGATATCGTCTGGCTGCGTTCTACTTCCCGCCGTCACTGCCGTCGAGAGTGCTGGCAGCTCACTGACCTAATTACGCCCAGGATCAACTGGCGAGGCTTTTATCACTGCCCAGGTGCCACTTCGTAGGACATTTAAGGACCGTCTTAAGGTGGTAAGTCATCCAGTCCTGCTAAGCACCCGGCGCGATGCTTAGCGCGAATGGCTGGTGTTACGGTATGGCATCGGCGGCTACTACGTGGGCGTCCTGCCTGTTCGCCGTTGATGCTTAGAGTATGCGCACGAGAATAAAATTAATCAACAGAGAATAATAAAAAGTATTCCCATGGGATTTTGTCCGCAGCAGGCCTGCGTGATTTTTTTTGCAGAAGTTGCTATATCGTGCTTATATACTGGATAGGTATACAGTTAAATTTGCCTGACTGATAACAGATTCACAGGCGAGTAAGGGGGGCAGTATGGGGACGTGGTTAGTCAGAACAGAGGCCGGAAAGTTTGATTACTCTCCAGCTTCTGACAGTGAGGTGGTTCACTTATTCAATTCAGGGATGAAGACTTGCATTATTGGGCCGACCACATCTTCTGGTGACCGTACCGATGCCAATGGGATCCGAGGGTCGTCTACTGATAGAAAACCTGCTCCATCCCCTGATATGTGATATCTGAAGACAGAGATAACACCAGAAATTGAGGTGAGAACGAGATCGTTGGTGGCTGGCTTCTGTTGGGGATTTACGATCACCACTGCCCCGGTAGGAGCTTGAGCTATACCTGTGTTGCGCTTGATAAAATAGGCGCGATAGTGATCAGGAACTTCAGCAAACCAGGTAACTACTTCGCCGGTATCGCCGTTCTCGTCATAAACCTTTACCAGCTTCGATACATCGACCTTTTGGAGAGATGAGTCACCACCACCAAACATAGAGCCAGCACCATTGATTAGCCAGTCTGCGCTAATCCCTAATGCTGCGGCCAGCTTACCGCTATGCTTGGAGGTTTTGCTTCCTCCCGCCAGAATTTTAGAAATAACAGATTGTTCAATACCCGCAGCTTTTGCGAGTTTTGTCTGGCTTTGGAAGCCAGTTTCCGTCATGGCCTGAGCCAGTCGTTCGCCTAGTGTTTTCATCCTTCAAAGTTATTCCTGCAAGCATACCCTGTCAAAGTCGCTAGCGACTTGCATAAATCTATTCCCTAAAGCATAATTGAGCATAATTATGAAGGAGGGAATAAACCCATGAATCACGTTATCGAGAAAGCTATCAACATTGCAGGTTCGCAATCTGATCTCGCAAAACAGGTCGGAGTCGGCCAGTCCACGGTAAGTAAGTGGTTAAACGGCGCTGAAATCAGCTCCCGATACATCTCTGCACTCGTTAAGGCAACCAACGGCGAAGTCACTACAGAAGAGATTTTGAAGTCTCTGGCGTCTTCGTCTCCAGCAAATCCTAACCAAACGGCAGCTTAAAAGTAACCACAGAAACAAGGGGTCGACCGTGGATCAAAAGAACTGGCGAAACAAAATGCAGCCTGAGTGGTATTCAGATGCAGTTAAGAAAGTGATTTCCAACTTGCCCGGCGGGTACGAAGAAGCCGTCACTTGGATTGGCAAAAAAGACGGCAAGGAAAAGGAAGGTACCACCCTTGATTCCCTTTTCAATCGCCTTCGCCCTGAGGGTGGTCAGATTCTGCCCCTTGGTTGGGCGATCGTGCTTCAGAAAGCTGGTGGCTCCCATCACGTAGCCCATGCTGTCGCTCGTGCTAGCGGGGGCTATTTCATTCCGGGTGGTGAGGTCACTGAGGTAGATAACTCTGACATTAACGAAAAGCTGCTTGAGGCGTTCGAGCAGATCAGTCGCTATTCCGAGGTGTTTCGTGATGCTGTCAAAGACGGGGTGATGGATAAGCAAGAATTTGAGCAGCTCAAAGACGAGCTTTACCTTGCAACCGTCAAGCTCCAGGAGCACTTAAATCTTGGCAGTCGCGTTTATTGCGAGCCAGAAAAGAGTGACGCCCGCGAGTGTGCAGCTCCGGGCGCCGTGGCGTGTCGTAATCAGTGGAGAACTAACGCGTGAACAGTTTAACAACACAGTACCGCCGCTCGCAACTCATTGCGTTGCCTATGCCTGGTGGCCGCGAGCCGGTTCCGTTTTGCTATGCAGTCAATGTACCAGGCGATCGTGAAATTGTAACCCACGAGTTTGTTGAATGGGCTGTGGGGAACTGGCGCGAGGAGGTTGCGGCGCAATTATGCACGAACTTAACCGATGGTTCCGCGATCACTACGGCGTGCCCGTTAAAGTTATCCGCTGGGAGCCTGAAACCCAACGCGTTATCTACCTGCGTGAAGACTACGAGCATGGCGAGTGCTTCAGTCCACTCGACCAGTTTAAGCGCAAGTTCAGGGAAATAGAGGGCGATCATGAGCACTAAATTAAGCAGCTACGTGTGGGACGGCTGCGCGGCGTCGGGCATGAAGCTGTCCAGCGTGGCCATCATGGCTCGCCTGGCCGACTTCAGCAGCGACGAAGGCGTTTGCTGGCCCTCGATAGAGACCATTGCGCGCCAGCTCGGTGCCGGGCCAAGCACTGTCCGGACGGCGATCGCCAGACTGGAGAAGGACGGCTGGCTTTCACGCACCCAGCGCCGCCAGGGCAACCGCAACGCCTCCAATATTTACCAGCTTAATGTGGCAAAGCTTCAGGCGGCCGCATTGTCTCACCTGTCAGATTCTGACACGTCAAAATCTGACGCATCAAAATCTGACCCGTCAAAATTTGAGGCATCAAAACTCAGCAAAAACGGTGGTTTTGACCCGTCAGAATCTGGCGGGGATCCGTCAGTAAATTCAAAACATGATCCATCAGATAAAAAACCTTCCTGTCAGGTTGCTGAGCAACCCGACCCTGCCGTGGTCATCACTGACCAGGCGAAACAGGTTTTATCTCACCTGAACAAGGCCACCGGATCCCGGTACCAGGTCTGCAAATCATCTCTGGAAAACATCCGTGCCCGACTGGCGGACGGGTTTACACCTGAAGAACTGGTGCTTGTCGTGGATTACAGCGTTGAGAAGTGGGGATCTGATTTGAAAATGGCTGAGTACCTCCGGCCGTCAACGCTCTTCCTGCCAAGCAAGTTCCCGGGCTATCTGCAGTCGGCGAACAAGTGGGATTCCGCAGGGCGCCCGGCACGCGATACATGGGGCCAGCGCAGCAAGCTTCCTGATTCAGCGGTGTTCCGTTCGAGTCACCAGGACGTGGCGTACACCATTCCGGAGGGGTTCCGCGGATGAGCATCGCATCGAAAGTTTTGCAGTATGTCATTGAGAACCCGGGCTGCAATTATCGCGATATTGCCAAAGCCATGCCGGGAACCAACACCAGCACTATCAATCGCTGCCTTGGCCGTTTTTTTGAAGAGGGGAAGTTACGCCGGGATTTTCAGGAATCGACGCTGACTTACTACCCGTCTAACCAAACTCTGGCAGAAACGCTTTCAGATGAAGACCTCCGGACACTGACCGGGCTGGAAAACCGGGCGCAGCAGCTGGAAGCGCAGGGACTTTATTTCCGCGCCGCATCGGTCTGGCTTAAAGCGTTTGATATGGCGATTAGTAGTACAGATCGGAATCGTTATGTTTCGCGCCGGGCCTTGTGCCTCAGGCATGCAGGAAATTTCATGACACCGGAAGGGCGGTGCTATCTCGCTGGCCGCTACGTGGGTGAAGACAAATGACGAAAAG